TTTGACAGGTCTTTTGACGAGCGAAAGCTCGATTTTAAACGTGTCTCTGATCTTCTTTGGTCAAAAATGTTCCGTGCAGTAGATCGAAAGATTGCTGCCGGTGACATTATTCCAAAGCATGGTCCAGGATCCACTGCAGACCGCTTGTTCGGAAACGACAAGTGGAATCTGCAAGAGTGGACGACTCGGCTTGAGGCTATCTTCCCTCACGGGGAGTACCTCTTTTCGAGTTGGAGTCTTTTTCTCGACTTCTCGGATGCTAACATTCTCGAACCTGGAGCTGAGAGACCTGTTCGGGTCATAACAGTCCCTAAAACGCTTAAAACACCTAGGATTATCGCAGTTGAACCAACCTGCATGCAGTATATGCAACAGGGGATTCTGCGGTGCCTTGTCGGGGCAATAGAGGCAGATAACCACGCCTCCAACCTCGTTCAGTTTTCTTCGCAAATACCCAACCAGGTACTTGCTAAGAAAGGCTCCCTTTATGGAAAGCTAGCAACACTCGACCTGAGTGAAGCTTCTGATCGTGTTTCAAATCAGCATGTACGTGCGATGTTGTCCGGCTATCCTCATCTTGCAGAGGCAGTCGATGCAACTCGTTCACGGAAGGCTGATGTGCCTGGCTTCGGCGTTCAACGCCTAGCCAAGTTCGCGTCTATGGGTTCAGCCCTCTGCTTTCCCTTTGAGGCTTTGGTCTTTACGACCATCATCTTCTTAGGGATTGAAAGAGCGCTTAACCGCCGCATCACCGTGAAGGACATTGAATCCCTTTACGGTAAGGTACGCGTCTACGGGGATGATATTATTGTCCCCGTGGACTTTACGAGTTCCGTTGTCGCAGAGCTTGAAGCCTTTGGGCTGAAAGTCAATGCAAACAAGTCTTTCTGGACTGGGAAGTTCAGAGAATCTTGCGGAAAGGATTACTACGCAGGCGAAGACGTTACCGTCGTTCGCATGCGTCGTTTACTCCCTTCACAACGGACGCAAACAGATGAGATTATTTCTGCAGTGTCTCTCAGGAACCAGCTCTATTGGGCTGGGTTCTGGCAGACCTGCAGGAAACTGGACAAGCTGATAGAGGGTTTGATACCTTTCCCAGCTGGTGCAGAGACATCTCCTGGATTAGTCAAGGCCAGCGTGCTCGGTTATACCGAGGAACGCTGGTCCCAGTACCTACATAAGCCCTTGGTTAAGGCTATGGTAGTTACCGCCAGACCGACAGTTTCTAAACTGGACGGCTATGGTGCACTAATTAAGTTTTTCCTAAAAGACAGCGACTTGCCAGCCGCTGATCGGAATCACTTACAGTTTGCGGGACGTCCTAAGGCCGTTGACATCAAGCCTAGGTGGACATCTCCTTTTTGATAGGAGGTGTGGCGGTATAAAACCCGCTGTGAG